TGTTTTCAAAAAATTTCCAAATGGTGCTCTTCGCCATTCCGCTAAATCATTACATTGCTCTGGTGGTAAATACTCAGCAAAAGTATTGAACACCATAAAATCAGCCAACGAAAATCTATTTCCTACCACATAATCTGTACCAACTAAATATTCCAACCGGTTAGCCCACCAAGTAAAATACCTGGTTCCTCTGGTTTTCATATTTGCAGGTTCAGGACTTTTATCGTCTGCCCCTGTATTAAACCATGTTTCCCAAATTTCATCATTGGGTTCTGTTCCGTATGGACACAAATTTCTCCAACTATGCATCATTTCTTTAATATGTTCATTAAATTCCATGATTTTAGCAGATTCTTCTAAAGAATCACCCATAAGATTTAATTTAGTGGCAAGATAAAAATTAATCGCAGTCGATTGTCCAAGTGTAAAGTTATCATCGTATGTTATAACAGGAAGTCTTCCTAAATTTGCAGGAAGAGAACTTACAATATCTTGATAGTTATAGCAATTTTCGGAAACATTCGAAGGGTCAGTTGTGTAGCGATTATCATGATAATTTGTAGTAAATTTTATACGGTTAAACAATTTATTGTCAGGAAAATGACCGGAATATGCAAGCATCATGCGAGGAACTTCCATTAAACCACGTCCATTCCAATAATTAAGAGAGAGTTTATTTGTTTCAAATGACATTTTTTTATATTGATAATGTCGTTTTTAAATACCTTGACCAACAAATCATAAAAATGATTTTTAAAAACATAAATTATTAAATTAACACATAAATCAATAATGCCGCCAAAGAAAACGCAAAAAAGTAAAGCTAAACCTACATATGAAAAAATGGATCAAATTGAACACATTCATAACAGATCCGATATGTACGTAGGTGCAGCAAATAAACAAACTGAAACAAATGAATATGTTGTAACTGTTGCAACAAAACCTGAAAATCAAGCTGATAATCCTCATATTACAAAAAGACAAACAATCAAGTATTCACCAGCGTTGTTACGAATTTTTGTGGAAGGTTTGTCAAATGCAATTGATAATGTTTGGAGATCATCTGAAGCGAATGTACCATGTAAGATGATAAAAGTTGATATTGAACCTGATACAGGATTAACAAAAATTTGGAATGATGGTTTGTGGATTCCTATTGAAGTTCATGAAGAGACTGGTTTATATAATGCTGAATTGATTTTTGGACATCTTTTGACTTCTTCTAATTATGACGATGAAGAAGAACGGATGACTTCAGGTAGAAATGGACTGGGTATTAAACTTACTAATGTATTTAGTAAAACATTTACTGTTAAAGCGTTTGATCCTGAGAATAAAAAAGTTTTTACTAAAACATGGAATAATAATATGAGAGATTCAGAACCACATAAACTAACATCTTGTTCTAACAAAACAGGGTATACAGAAGTAAGTTGGATTCCTGATTTTGAGAAGTTTGGAATGGAAAAATATGACAAACCTATCTTAAGTGTGATATATTGTCAAGTATTGAATGCTGCAATGGTAACAGGTATACCTATTATGTTGAATGGGAAAAAGATTCATTTCAAGACTTTGATGGATTATGCAAAGTGTATTGAAAATAGTTCAAGTCAATTTGATAAAAAACAAATGATTTTGATGAAATCAAAAGATACTGAAGTTGTTCTTTGTTGTAATTCTGAACCAGATGATTCTGATTCTTCTGAATTTGAACATATTGCTTTTGTTAATGGTGTTTATAATAAAGATGGTGGAACTCATGTTGATCAATGGTCTGAAGAAATCTTTCGTCCAATCATTCAAAAACTAAACAAACCAAATAAACCACAAATTACTATTAAAGATGTGAAAAAACATTTTAGAATATTCATCAATACTAAAATTGGTAACCCAAAATTCACTTCTCAGTCTAAAACTCGTTTCATTAGTCCGGTCGTAACTACATCTGTAGAAACAAAACACATTAATGCGATCATGAAATGGGATTGTATTGAATCAATCAAAGATGTGATCAGATCAAAAGAATTATTGACTTTGAAAAAACAAGAAAAAGTTACAAAAAAATTTAAAAAAATTGTTGGTTAAGATCCTGCTAATAATGCTGGTGGAAAAAATGCCAAAGAATGTACTTTGATCCTTTGTGAGGGACTTTCTGCCAAAACTTATGCAGTGGTTGGTATTGATGTCGGTGTAGGAGGACAAAAAGGTCGTGATTGGTTTGGTATTTATCCGTTGCGTGGTAAGTTGTTGAATGTTAGAAATGCATCAACTTCCAGTACTGCTGCAAATAAAGAAATTACTGACATGACACAAGCACTTGGACTTAGACATGGTCTTGACTATACCGATGATGAAAACTTCAGTACTTTGAATTATGGTAAAGTTATGATTATGACTGATGCAGATGTTGATGGTACACATATTAAAGGTTTGATTTTGAATTTTGTTCATCATCTTTTCCCGACTTTGTTGCAAAGACCGGAAGCATTCATTACATCAATGCAAACACCAATTGTTAAAATCTTTTCTCCAAGACAAAACATTACCTTTTATACTGAAGAAGATTATGAAACATACATGGAAAATCTTCAAGGTTCAAAACCACGTGTCAAGTATTACAAAGGACTTGGTACTTCTTCTGATGATGAAGTCAAAGATACTTTTGGTAAGAAGATGGTTAATTTGATTGAAGGAGATGAAGATGCAAGTATTTCAATCAACAAAGCATTCAATTCCAAACAAGCAGCCGATCGTAAAAAATGGTTGGAAGCTTATAGACCACGTGTGATTCAACAATATTCTTGTCCCGATCCAGAATGTGATATGGATATTTCTGAATTCATTGATTCTGACTTGATCAAATTCTCTATTGACGATTGTGGTCGTTCTATTCCAAATCTTGTCGACGGTTTCAAAAATTCACAACGAAAAATTCTGTTTGCAGCTTTCAAGAAACCTTTAACTGCTTCTGGAAAATCTGTCAAGGTAGCACAGTTTGCAGGTTACGTTGCTGAACACACCAATTATCATCATGGTGAACAATGCCTTATGGGAACTATCATCAACATGGCACAAGATTATCCAGGATCTAACAATGTACCGGTTTTGGTACGAGATGGTCAGTTTGGAACTCGTCTACATGGTGGAAAAGATGCAGCAAGTCCTCGTTATATTTTTACGAAATTGCAACCATTTACAAGGGATTTGTTTCCAACAGAGGATGATGAACAATTGCGTTATGTGGTAGATGATGGTGATGTGGTTGAGCCACACTACTATGCTCCGATTTTGCCGAATATTTTGATTAATGGTTGTACGGCAGGTATTGGAACAGGATGGTCTTGTTTTGTACCACAATATAATCCTTTGGATTTGATTAAATGTGTGGAAATATGGTTGAATAATCATACAATTCTGGAACAAACCGAAGAGGGTACTGCATCGTTGATTCCAGAATTGACACCTTGGTATAGTGGTTATAAAGGTGAGATTAAACAAGTTTCAGATACTAAATTTGAATCGTATGGTATTTTTGAGAAAACTCAATCAAGACAGCAAACTATTGTGACTGTGACAGAATTGCCGATAGGATTGTGGACAGAAAAGTTTAAAGAATATTTGGAAGATTTGTTGGAACAGAAAAAAATCAAATCATTAAAGAATTATTCTGATCCTCATAAAGTTCTTTTTGAAATTGTTGAATCTTCTGAACTTGATCTTAATTACGATACTATGAAATTAAAAACACAAATCAACTTGTCTAATATGGTCTTGTTTAATGAAGAAGGTAGAATTAAAAAATATGATTCTGTTGACGAGATAATTGAAGACTTTTGTAAAGTACGTTTTGATCAATATATCAAACGTAAGGCAAATCAATTACGTAAAATGAAAGAAGCATTGAAATGGTTGACAAATAAACGAAGATTCTTGTCTGAAATTATTTCAGATACATTGATTATTCATAAACGTCCTGAGAAAGATATTATTGCAGACTTGGTAAAAACTAAGTATGACTCATCAGATCCTGATGAACCAAATTTTGATTATTTGCTTAATATGAATATTAGATCTATGTCTCAAGATAAAATTGATAAATTGAGTAAAGAAATCAAAGATATGGAGTCAGCAATTAATACTTTGACTAAGACATCAGAAGAAGATTTGTGGAAGCAAGATCTTCAAAAATTCAAAACAAAATATGAACAATTTAATGCACAAAAAATAGCTGCTATGCAAAAAAAAACAACGGGTGTAAAAAAATCACCAACAAAAAAAGCTAAAAAATAAATTGATGATTCACTTAATAAAAATTTTTTAAAAATGAAAATTTTAAAAAATCAAATTACCAGATTGATATAGTATGTCACAACAAGCATTTTTTTTATTTTCAGAATTTCAAAATAAATTACATTATGTCGAATCGAATTATCCAACATCTCCGATTATTCAAAAAATACAAAAGAAACAAAAACAACACAAAATGATCGGACAACAAGATATTGCAAATATTAATAAATTATATGATATGATTAAAGGTTCCGGTAAACCAATCCACTTATCCAGAGAATGCGTTTTATAAATTATTTTATATAAAACATTTTATATAAAGTACAAAACATTAAATTAAATGCATATAATAGTATGCATCAATAATGTATTCTTTTTCATTATAAATATAGGTTGGAACAGAATTGATATCTTTAGCAATGTTAATAACATTATGTAAAAAGATGTTTTGTTTATTATTGTTAAGATAAATGAGATCTTGACTGTGTTCATGATAGGTGAATAAAACATTGATGGAAAAATTTTCAACATAATCCATAAAAAATTTGTTATTCTTTGAGTCAAATAAACTGTCTGAATGAAAAATATAAAAATTAGATTGAAGTTGATCCATTTTTTGGAAAAAATATAATATACTGTTATTATTGGTTTGTAAATTATATTCCGTTAATGTATTTTTTAATTTATTGGTGTAAGGACCAATTGTAAAAGTCGTAATATTATTTTTAAAATATTTGGAAGTTTTGTGTAATTTTGTTTGTATGATGATACAAGAAACAATTATATCAAAAATATCCAGATCCAGATCAATAATATTTTTGGGTGGCATTTTTGGTTTCTTTGTATTAAAAATGAAATATTTAGATCTAAATAAAAAAATTTATATAAAACAAATGAATTGTTGGGGATCAGAACGATATGATTCTAAATCCGTTTTAGAATGGAAACGCGAAATAAGAACAAATAATAGATTATATAGATCAAAAGGTTATGAAAAATTTATGGAAGACAAAAGTAATTTCTTAGATTATGATTTATTAGATGGTAATACACATCAAATGAAAGTAACCCGTAGCGGTATAGTAAGTTCACGTGATACTATTTTACCAAATGTTGATTTATCTAATACTAATCTGAATCCTCGGGATCTGAATAATAAACAAAATATTGATAGAAATATGAAACCATTATTGAATATTTCTCCAAAAGAAATACATGAAAGAAATGAAACTATTAATAAAACACAAAATAGCACAAAAATTGTTAAATCGTTTGATCAATTAAGTAAAACAATTTAATTAATTAATTAATTTAATTAATTAATTAAATAAAATAATTAACTATGGAATATAATACATTAGAAGAATTTTTGAAAATATTTGATGATTATCAAAAACAATATATTACAGATTTTCCAAATCAGAGTGCCGCTAAAAATAATAACTTTCCAAAACGTCTAACAATGTTATACAGTAAACATTGTGATTATTGTTTACGAAATGATTGTGTTAATAAAAACGAAGGTAGTAATACAGTCAATTTAGTATATTTATTTGGTATACAATTATGTGATAAATGTCTTGAAAATAAGACTAATAATTATTTTAAATATATTATGGAAATAAATCATGATTGTATTACTGTAGAACATTTTGAAAAAATTATTAAATTATTAAAACCAGATATTGATATAAAAAAATTATGGATAAAACGTACATCAGGATCATTAGAAGAATGGAAACTAGATGATAGTAATTTGATTTATATAAATCGATCAACAAATATTTATAATGTACCAATTATATCATTGGATAATCAAATAGCAAAAACGATCAAATTACAAGATTTATGTAAACTAAATAATATTAATTATGGTGATTGTGTAAGTGTTATTACAAATATATATAACTTTGATAAATAAAATACATATATTTCTTATATAAAAATGAAAATAATTTAAACATTCGATACATTAATAGTATAATGGAAACACCAACAAGCCCAACATTTAACCATCGTTTTACAAAAAAAAATGTCTCACCACACGAAGCAGAGATTTATCAACGCGCACAATCAATAATGGATTGTGTACCAAGATTCATATCATATGATCGTGAAACAATGACAATGATTACTGAAAAGATACCGGAAATGAATATTGCAGATATGTATGGCGAATCAGGACAAGATATGCCAATTGGTTTATGGAAAGAAATTAAAGATATTATAATTGGGTTGTATCAAAACGGAATTGAATATTCTGATATTACAGGTTATAATTTTATAGAACATGCAGGAAAAGTATGGATTATTGATTTTGGACATGCTAAGTATATCCAAGATATTGAAAAAAATGGAAATCAAGTAAACGACTTTGTTATTGATTTTATGAGTGGAATATATAAATGGAATCCAGATTTCAGGTAGTTATTATAAAAATGAAATAAAATGTGAATAATCGTTTCATAATTTGTCAGATCGTATGAATAAAACAGATGAAACGATTATTATATATACTGATGGTTCTTGTGTAACATCTAAAAAAAAACATCTTGTACAAAGTGGAGGATGGTGTCATTATATTATTTTTAACAAACCAAATCAACAAAATATATTGGTATCTGGTAGTCAACAAAATACTACAAATAACAGGATGGAAATGATAGCAGTATTAGAATCATTTGGTTGGATTATGAAAGATATTCTAAAAGGTACTAAAATAATTATTTATTCTGATTCAACATATGTAGTAAAGGGTGCAACAGAATGGATGTATAATTGGCAAAAGAATGATTTTAAAGTATCTAAAGATAATCAGACAGATAGATTAAATGCAGATTTGTGGAGACAGATGTATCAGGTATTAATTAGAAAAAATAATATAAAGTTTGTGTGGGTAAAAGCACATGATATATCAGAATACAATAATTTGGTAGACAGAATAGCGCGAGAAGAGGCAGAAAAATTATAATTGAAGTCCTTGTATTTTTGCAATTTTATTTGAGTATTTTCTGTTGATAATAAATTTAATTATCCAAAAAACACAAAATAATAATATTCCTGTTGCACCGATATAACCAGCAAGTTTGATAGATTTTATTTTTTTTTGTAAATCATTTTCTGTACAATTTTTGTGTTCTGTTGAATCTTTTTTAAAATCATCACAATAATTCTTTTTAGTATCTTTTATAGTTGATTGTGTGTCTATTAATATGGCAATTCCGCATAAACCCCAAAAACAACAGGCTATTGTTTCGAATAAACCTACATATAATTTTTTATTATATTTAATTTTGTCAAATTCAGACATTTTATTATTACGTTTTTATATTATTACGTTTTTTATTATTTATTTTAAACATAATAAAAAACACAAAAATCAACAAAACATTACATTGCCATCATACTAGATGCAACAATTACAATAAAAACAAAAACTGTTTTTTTATGTTTTTTTATTTTTTCTAAAACTTTTTTTTGTTTATTCATTTTTATTTGTGGTTCGGGTATTATGATTGGTTTATCAGATGGTTTTGACATCATTATTGGTTTTGACATCATTATTGGTTTTATGATTGGTTTTTGTGGGGTTTCGATTTTTGGTTTTATATATTGTGGAATAGGTTTGGGTTTTCTTTCAGACCCAACAAATTGAGGATAATCAATTACGGGATTATAATTGGGCACAGATACCATTTAATAATAATATCATATTATTATTAAATTTAAATTTTATCTAAGTATTATGATATCATGATTAAAAACCTAATTCAGATTCATCAGCATCACCCAAATAGGTTAAAAATGAAGCATCATCTTCTTTTAATCCAGCATCTTTACGAGCTTGCATGTATTTATCACGATATGATGAAATAAAATCAGGATTTTCTTCATCTAATTCTTTGATCTCTTCACGCGTATTCAAAATACTATCTTTCATTTCATCCATCTTTTTACGAGTTTCAATATAAGTCCAAACAAGTTGTGCTTTTTTAACTCTTAATTCAATATAACGTTCATAAGGATCAAAGTCTTTTTCAACATCTTCCAATAATTTACGTTCACGATCTTTAATTTCATCAATTTCTTTTTTATCATCTTGACGTTGTTTCTTAATATCTTTAGAAATGACTTCTGTTGCTTTTTTCTTAATATCTATATCCGTATGGTCTGCAGACCATTTAGAACTTGTTGTTGCAGGAAATGGTTTACCAACAAACGCATGCATAATTTTATGATATGAATCTACTTCCCTGATTAACTGTTCAGCTCTGGTATCACACTCTTCTTCGGTCTCATATGATCCTCTAACCTTAAACATACCATATACACCATCTTTATCTGGTTTCGCATCAACAGAAGGTACAAATGAAACAAGACATAAACGTTGTCCTGGAATAGAAGGATCAGCAAAAGTTCTTTCTGTTGATGGATATTTTTGTACGAAATCTTTCACGACCAAGTCTTGCATTGCGTTAGTTGTTTCTTCTGTTGTTAAATCAACTTTAGGAGATATGCGGAACGTATTAGAAGTACGATCGCTTGGAGCTGTTAAAGAAGTTTGTGGAGTTGTATTTTCTTGAGGTTCCATAATTTTAAATTTAAGAATGTATTTTTTAAATCATGAAAATTTAAAATTATATTTGTTTAATTAAAAATATAAATGAATTTTATTTTAGAAAAAATAGAGTCTACTGATTCTTTTGATGAGTTATGTACACTTTTAAAATCAAAAGAAATGTTAAATGCATCTACCAATTTCCTAAGACAACAAGATATTAAAATTAACTCCCGTATCTTTTTATCAATATTTTTAATAAAATTATATCCAAAAGATATTCTTGGTACCATCGGTAATATGACAGAAGAAGGTTTAATGATTTCTACATCTGAATCTGATGATCAATTATTAAATACCGCTATAAATATTGTAACTTTTATACAAGATAATATCAATATTTTAAATGAACCAAACAATACTAATGAACCTATTAAACAAGAATTATCACAATCATTAATATCATTCAAAGAAATGTTCCTAAAATGGCAATCTGATGACAAAAATAAATTACTTGATTCTCTTATTAGAGAATATCATCTTTTAACTGTTAACATCATGAACGCACCTGAATCCTCAAAATCTATTCTTGAAGAATGTAAATCTAATTTATTAGAAACAGCTAAAATGATCGGTGGTCAAGAAGCAGTTGAAACAATCATGCAATATCAACCAGTTGTAATCGATACTCAACAACTCGCAAATGTATATGCACAAGCTTTTTGGGATTCCATGAAAGAAGAATATTCTGCTAAAAATTATGATAAAGTTATGGTTGCGTTGGAACTTATTGTTAGTCAGTTATGTGTGATTAAAAATGGATCAGCAGAACAACAAGAAATTCGGGAAAAAATTGATGTATCATTTATAAAACAAAGATTAGCCCATGACGCATACCCTATATCAGAAATGTATGCATTATGTGAATATATTATGACAACAATGGAATCAGTTCAAGCACCTGAATTTGATCGTAATATCACTATATTAAGAGAACATTTACAATCAGGAGATGAAACTTTTTT